ATGCACAAAACCTGCACGGCGCTGCACGTTCTCTCGGCGCTGGCTTTGATCGGTGTTGGCTTCATGTTTTGCGATGCTCCCGTCGTCGCCGGTGATGAAACCGCCGTCGATTCTACCGCCGTCGTGAATGCCTGGGTGCCGATTGTCATCGGATTATTTCAGATCGGCCTGAAAATCCTCGAACTGTACGGAATAAAGATCTTTGACTTTATTAAATCACCGAACAGTGATGACGATGACGACAGTCCCCCATCACCCCTCCGACCGGTGTTCTCTCAACCCGACATCCCGTTTTCATTGGCGATCGCGGCCACGCTCTGCTTTGCGTCGGTCTCTCTTGCAGGACAACCCAGAGCCGTCATTTCCGGCCCGTCTGCGGCGGCTGCCGGTGATCAGATTCAGTTGTCTGCAAAACAGTCGATTGCCGATCTGTATCGGTGGACCGTCACCCGGCGAACCGCCGGACCGGTCCGGTTTTCTGAGTCTCCAGACCGATCGGAATTGAGCCTCAACAGCTATCCCGGCGTGTATGACGTCACTCTGATTGTGGCCAACAGCGATGGAATTGACGTGGCTCAATCGACAATCACCGTGTTCAACACGTCGGTTCCCGGGCCGTCTCCCGCTCCACCGACGCCGGTTCCGATTCCGGAACCACAACCCCAGCCGCAACCCGTTCCACCTCCCACACCATCGCCGGAACCGCAGCCAGCTCCCACTCCAACCCCGCCAACTCCTGACCCGGAACCGGTCATTCCAGACGGACGGTTTGCGATCAGCAAAGCGGTTTACGAGCGGGCGAAAGTGATCCCTCTTCCGGCCCGCTCAGTGGCGCCGAAGATGTCCGACCAGTTGGAAGCGGTGTCAGCGTCGATCAGTGCCGGAACACTCAACGGCCGCACTGTCCTGATGGTTTATGATCCGACTCCGATTCTCAATGAAGTCGCGGCCGCATTGGCGTCCACGTCCTCGGCATATCGCACAGAATGGCAACCGTTCGCCGATGACATCAACGCCGATGTGCAAAAGCTCTGGGACGCCGGAAAACTCCGTGACGATGCCGCCTTCGCCACGCTCTTCCTTGAAATCGCCGCCGGTCTCAAACCGGTGAAATAGCTCCTCTCCCGCCTGATTCCCCCTCCCCGCTCTCCACTTCCTCCCTTCAAAACATCCCCACACCATGAACAAACGCCGCTTTCTTATTCCGGCATTGCTCGCGCTGATTGCGTCCGCCCTGGTCGCCTCTTCGCAGGTGAAAACCTATTCCGACGATGCCGTCACGCAACCGGAAAACCGGTTCGGACTTGTCGAGTATGAGCGTGACGACGTGGCTTACATGTCCGTCCCGCCGCTGCAGCTCGACGGGATGCCTGCCGGTGCTTCCAGTGCCGGTTCCAGAGTCTTTCTCTGGGACATCGTCAAACAGGTCAATGGCGGGGAAAACCTGCCGACGCTACGACAGGAAACGGGAGACTGTACCGCCTTCGCAACCACCGGCGGGATTCACTACCTTCAGGCGATCGATATCGCCGAAGGGTCACGAAATGAATTTCAGGAAATTCATCCGTCGTTTATCTATGGCGTCTCCCGCACAGCGCCGGACATCGGCAATAAACGTTTGGGCCGCTCGTCCGGGGCCGTTGGTCAATGGTCGGTTGAAGCCCCCAAGGTCTACGGAGCGTTGCCGAAATCGGCTCCGGGGGTTCCTCCCTACTCCGGTCGGCTCTCGGATCAATGGGGGTATTCCGGCGTTCCGAAAGCCCTGTTCGAATTCGCCGAAAAATACAAGATCGGGAGTTACGCTCGCTGCCCGAATTATGAATCGATCCGGGATGCGATCGCTTCGAAGTATCCCGTCGTGATTGCGAGCAATCAGGGATTCCGGATGCAACCGTCCGAACATGCCTCACGCATGTTCGGAACGGCTGCCGGATCATGGGCGCATCAAATGGTGTTCATCGGTGTCGACGACACGGTCCGTTGTCCCGATGGTTCCACCGGTGCCCTGTATCTGCTCAATAGTTGGGGTTCAGGAGCGCATGGCGAGCCGCTCAATGGCGAGCCGCTCGGCGGGTTCTGGGTCAGTCGTCGCGTTGCGGATCGCATGTCCGGCAGCGGCGAAGCCTACGCTCTGTCCAACTTCAGCGGCTTTCCCTATCGACCTGCCAATATCCGCATTTTCGGCAGCAGTTCCGAACCGCAGAAACTGATTGCCTGTTCCTCCCCTCCACCGGGGGTGAAATACCTCTCTGAATACGTCGGCATCGAACGCCGTCACACCAGCTACGCCGCCCTCGGTGTGCTGATCAGTGCCGTACTTTGTGCCATTCCCAGACCACGCAGGAAATCGGGGATCAGCCGCAACATGACGGCATAACACCCCGGCTGGCCTGATTTCAGGCCAGCGAAGATCAGGAGACGAGACACCATGAGATTGCTTGCCACGGTTCTAACCCTTTTGGTTCTGTACGCCGCCACTGCTCAGGCAGAGCCGGTGAAAATGCAGATTTTCCAGACCGCAACCGCTCCGGCACCACTCATGGTGTCTCTGTTCTCCGCAAGCACACCAGAGGATTCCGCAACGGAACGGGTGAGTTTGAAAGTCGATCTGTTTGCCCATGCCCCCCCGGTCGTCACTCCGTCAGCCGGTGAACAGGAAGTCAAATCGGCATTGCCCGCCGTGCCAGTCTCCCCACCCCCGGCCGCGACCAGCACTGTGGGAACATGCGTGAACGGCCGTTGTTATTACACGCCAACCAGATACACCCGCCTCCCGTTTCGATATCGGAGATAAACATGGGAGGTCTCGGCAAGGCATTCACAGAGGCTTTTTTCGCGGTTCTGGTAACAACAGTGTTCACCGGGTCCGCAGTGGTCACGGGGTTCGCAGTTGGTTTTATCCTGACAACGATTGCCCTCGGGGGTTGTATTCACGTGTCTATTACTTGGTAAGCCCCATCATGAAAGATTCCTTCCCGGTCCGGCCCGTTGTTCGCTCATTTCGGCAATTGAACGAGGCAACTGCTTTGATCGTTCGGCTGAGACAGAAGCAACGCGCGGCCGAGACCGGGCTGGAATCGCTCCTGAATGAAACTAAACGGAATTATGTCTCTCACTTCATGACGGAAACGAATCATGGTTCTGTGGCGATATCGGAGAGACTCAAACAACTGGAAGCTGCGGTTTCAAGGTTCTGCGAAAAGGAAGGAACGCATAACCCCGTCCAGCAGATCGAAACCCCAACCGCCCGACTCTCCCCCTTCGTTGCCGCCGGAAGCATTGAGTTCCGGGACGGATACACCCGACGAACTGCAGCCCAATCCTATGCCTCCAAAGAAGGATTCCGGGAAGCCATCAATCGGGTCCTCAAACGATACGGATTGCTCGGACGCATCGTGATGATGCCGGAACTCGACTGGGATGGATTGAAACAGGGGTTGCGTGAAGGAAGTCTCACGCCGGAACAAATTGAACCGCTGGGCATGATCTGGACCGGCGGGAAGAAAACGAAAATCGTCAGCAGGCGGAAAGTATAACCATGTCGATCACCTCTCGAATTTCACTTGTCTGTTTCTGGATTTCTCTGGTCTCTGTTCTGCTGGGGGGACTGTTCGGACTCGCTGGAATCTGGTTTCCGGCGGTGTTCAATGATGAATTTATGGGGCGCTGTTTTCTGTCAGGGGTTGTTCTGGTGGCCACCTCAATGGCCGTGTCTGGAATCGCAACCACCTGGTTCAAACCAGAGACGCCGAAATCACCGTTTGCCGGACCCATCGGCAGTAGAAAGAAACCATCACAATGAGAGTCCACGAACTCGCCAAGGAATTGAATATCCCCTCAAAAGAGGTTCTTTCAGTTGCGGAGTCTGCCGGGATCAAAGTGACGTCCGCATCCAGCAAACTGACGGATCCGGAACTGATCATTCTCCGGAAAGTGATCAGCAAAACGGCGGAGCTGCAGGCGGATGTTCCAAAGCCACGTCTCGTCATCGTGGATGATCCCACCGCTCCGACCACGGCGGAACAGTCTGCACAACGTCAGGAAATCATCGGTTCGACTGTGATCACTCCGGGAGACCTGGCACAAACCATTCTGCAGACGGAACCGGACTTCAAACCGGACGGACCCTTCACCGGCAAAATGGTGATGCCGCCACGGCTCTACAAATACGCACGGAGCCGTCAGCTAACACTGCAGGCCGCAATCGAAGCCTGCGACGAACTCGGAATTCCCAATCCCCGCGACTTCATGGAGCTGGATCAGGAACGCATTCTGAAACTGGACGCCCATTTCATTTCGAAAATCCCCTTCTGAATCCTGACCCCTGGCCCCTGTATCCTCCCTTCCCCCTTTCCCTTTCCTGAGAGTGCTTTCCCTTCCCTCCTCGCGCCGGTTGTTCTGACCGGCGTTCCTCCCCCCGTGCGCCTATCATGAGACTCGACCGTGACAATCCGCCGCAAAAAATCCCCCTCCCGGACGATGCCCGGCAGCTCTGGCCGTACCTCGTCGACGAAATCTGTGAACGTGGATTCTCCGAAAGAGTCCCGCCCCACCGGCTTGCAATCTACTGCCAGCTCTTCGCGCAGTACCAAAGGGTCACGCGAAAAATTAATCAAATCAACGAAGGCGAAGACGGACAAATCAAAAAGACCATGTCCAAGTTCGGAGAAAGCGAAGACATCTCCGCCGCCGCGCTCCAGCAAGGAAAGCTCCTGCAACTCCTCAAGTCGTTCGACAAGGAGTTCGGGTTCCTCGAAGAACGGATCGAAGAAGACGGCTTCGAAGCCATCCGTAAAAAGGTCGACGCCCGCATGGCTCAGAGTGCTGGCAAAAACGGAAAGTGACCGGGAGTTCCTTGCTGACATCTGCAGCCGTTCCGGCGATCCCCTGAACGTCGAGATTGATGCGTTTGTTGATTCCTGTACCGCCGATGAACTGATCCGGTTCCGGGAGCTGCTACAGCAGGCTGCGCCCTCCGTACGGAGAGCGGCGCGCAGTTCCAGCGCGGCCGAATCGTATGAACGTCATCGGGACCGATCTGCCAAGCGAGAACGAAAGCAATCCCTTTCGTCGAGAGACATCGGAGACATCCCACCCGTGGTGGATCCGCAACTGAAAGCGGAATGCGAATTCGACCTGAAACGTTATCTGGAGAACTACCACGACGAATGGTTTTCTCTGGACTGGTCTGACGATCATCTGCGGATCATCGCCAAGATTGAAGCGACAGTCTTGCTGGGACTGACGCAGGCGATCGCGATGCCCCGCGGTTCCGGCAAGTCGACCATTTGCGTCGGGGCCATCATCTGGAGTGCGAACTACGGGCACCATCTGTTTCAGATGCTCGTTCATGCCAATTCCGGCAAGGCGGAAAATGCTCTCGACATCATCCGTTTCGTCTATGAAACGAATACGGCCTTGTATCAGGACTTTCCGGAAATCTGCTATCCCGTCCGTGCGCTGCAACGGATTGCGAACCGGGCCAAAGGTCAGATGTACCATGGCGAGCCGACCTATCTGCAATGGTCGGGAGACCGGATCATTCTTCCGGTGATTCCCGGCGCGAAATCCTCCGGTTGCGTCATCATGTCGGCCGGCCTGCAGGAAGCGGTCCGAGGTGCCGTGATGGTTCATCCGGCAACCGGTCTGCTGATTCGTCCATCTCTCGCTCTGGTCGACGATCCGCAGACGCGCGAATCGGCCATGTCGGAACTGCAGAGTCAGCAGCGTCTCGACATCATCACCGCCGACCTGATGGGCTGTGCCGGTCCGGGAATGCAGCTCGCCGTGTTGCTCGTCTGTACGGTGATCGCCCCAGGTGATCTTGCGGACATGATTCTCGACCCGGAACGGTTCCCGGAATGGTCTCCTGAACGATGCCGCCTGATTTCCGAAATGCCGGAGAACCTTGACATCTGGCATGACGAATACGACCAGATCCGGAGACGATGCGCAAAGCGGATCAAAGACGAAGGAATCCGGAATCTCGCGGAAGGCTATCAGGAACTGACAGACTTCTACCTGCAGAACAGGAAGAAGCTCGACCAGAATGGGAAAGCCTCGTGGGAAGCGCGGAAACTTCCTCACGACGTCTCCGCGCTGCAGCACGGAATGAACATCTATCTCTCGAATCCCGGGGCTTTCTGGTCGGAATACCAGAACGATCCAATCAAGGCGATTGAGTCAGATGGCGTCCTGCTGGAGCCGGAAGATATCAGCCGGAAAGTCTCCGGATTCGCACGCCTGCAGATCCCCACCGACTGCCAGTACCTCACCAGCGGAATCGACGTTCAGAAACGGATTCTCTACTACACCGTCGTCGCCTGGTCTCCGAGTTTCACCGGGTACATAATCAATCGGGGGACATTCCCTCAACAGCCTCCCGGCTACTTCTCCGGCCGCAAGCCCCGGAACACCCTGCAGCACATGTTTCCGGATCAGACTCCGGAAGGGGCTGTTCTCGAAGGTCTGATGATCCTGTTGCGGATGCTTTTCACCGAACCGTATCGACGGGTCGACGGCCTGAAAATGAATCTGGATTTGTGTCTGCCGGATCGTGGCTGGCTTCCGAACATCGTCGATCGAGCCGCCGAAACGAGTGAGTTTTCCGGCAACATTCTCCCCTGTAACGGTCGCAAAATTGGGCCAGACGAAACGCCACTGTCACAGTGCCGACCAAGAGAGGGGGAGTTCATCGGAGACGAATGGACCCTGCCCGCTCCCAAAGGGGAAGAGATTCGACGCTGCCAGCTCGACAGTTACCACTGGAAGGATTTCACGCTGCAGCGTCTGGCCACTCCGATCGGCCAGCGCGGCTGCCTGTCACTGTACGGTCAGCAGCAGGGCCAGCGTTTCACGGAAGATCATGACTTCTACGCCGAACATCTCACCTCGGAATACTACATGCCGCAATCCGGTCGGCGGCTGGTCAATATGTGGAAACCGAAACCGGGCCGCTCGGAAAATCACTGGTGGGACACGCTGGTCTATGCCGCCGTTGCCGCTTCCGTGAAAGGTGCCAGTGCCATCGGGTTCCCGCTGATTCAGATCGGGAAAGCGAAAGGAAGAAATTCCAGAAAAGTGACCTATCTGGATCAGCAATCCGCTTGACCCTCCCTCACTGTCACAGTTCGGATGACCACATGAACGAAGAACAGATCAACGAACAGATTGCGAACATCGATTCCATTCTGGCCTCCGGAACCACGTCGGCCAGCTCGGACGGTGAATCTGTGAGTTGGGACTTCGAAGAGTTACGACGACGTCGGTCGGAGCTGCTGGCTCTGAAATACCGCCAACGTTACCGGCAGCGCCGCGTCCGCACGATCAACATCTCCCGCGCCTTTTAGTCCCTCCTGAATGTCCCCACCCAATCACCTCGAGCGCATGCTATTCAGCGAGTACGATGCGACCCGTCCGACGACGCGCCGCAAAGTGCCGGTGTCCGACCTGCGCAACGAGGATTACATTCTGGAAGGTCACGGACGGGACACGCTGATCACGTCGTCCCGGGACATGCGCCGCAATTATGCGATTGCGGCCGCTGCTGTTCGTTTGCATCTTGATTTCGTTTCGGATTTCCGGTTTCACGCGAAAACGCACGACAAGAGCTTCAACGAACGCCTGTCGAAGCACATCACAGGTTGGCAGCACAAAAAACGTTGCCATGTTGCTCGGCGTCATCCCTTGCGCCGACTTCTGAGAATGCAGGAAGCCTGTCGAACGCTCGACGGTGATATCTTGTTTGAAAAGATGCGGAACGGGTCAATCAATCTCATTCGAAGTGACCGACTTCGCTCGCCTCACGGGTTCGACGGGAAAGGTTGGATCAATGGAGTGAAGGTTCACCCCGTCACGGGTGAGCTGATGGAGTTCCACGTCTGCAAACGTACGAAATCCGGATCGTTCGTCAAAGACAAAGTGATTCCGGCCAAGAACGCCATTCTGCATGGTTACTTCGATGACCCAGAACAGATTCGGGGAGTTTCTCCACTTTCCACCGCTATCAACAATTTCCGCGACACCTACGAAGGGATTGAATACGCCCTGGCTCGATTGAAGATTGAGCAGCTCATCGGTTACGCCATCACCAACGTCAAGGCCACCACCTCCGGCAATCCTTTTGCGGGAAACCGTCAGTTTGAAGAACGTGTCTTCCCTGAAAAATCTCCTGAAGAACTGGAGGAAATCTGGAAGCGGGAAGAGGAAGAAGAAGCCCGAAAAGGCATCGTCGATTACAATCAGGGTGTTTATCAGTTTGAACTGAGAGACGGCGAAGACATCAAGAACGTTGGCGGCAACATGCCGAGTTCCAACGCGCAGGCTTTTCTGATGGTCTGCATTCAGATTGCCCTGAAGGCTCTGGATATTCCGTACTGCTTTTATTCGGAAGACTTCACAAACTATTCCGGGATGCAGGTCGCGTTGCAGCTCTACAAACGCAGCACGAAACACAAACAACGCGACAACGCGGAAATGCTGGCCGATCTGACGGAATGGACCATCCGCCGCCTCGTCATTGAACGGCAGTTGGAACTCCCACGCGGCTGGCGAATCGACGATCTGGAATGGCAATGGGTTCCCTGTGGAATTCCGCCGTGGGATCGCACGCAGGAGGTCACTGGCGTCCTGATGGCCATGTCGGCCGGATTGCTCACTCCTCAGGAAGTCTGTCTCGAATTCGGTCCCAACACGTTCGAAGAGAACGTCGGTGCGCTGAAAGAAGCGGCCACCCTCTGGAAATCAGAACTGGGAGATCTGGGGATTCCGTTCGGCTTCATGCAATTCCCCGGGCAAACGAATGTCGGCAACCAGACAGACAACCAGTCCAACAGGAAAGCGGTGAAATGACACTCGCCATCATGAACGAACCGGAGACGGACACCGATCTCCGTGAAATCCCGGAAGTCTTTTCGATCGACGTACCGTTTCAGTTCGCCGAGACCGATGGCGATGCGGACACCGTACCTTTTGAGCTGCACGCCCGCAGCTCTCAGGGGGTGCCGGATTACTATTACGGAGCGATCTATCACGATTTCTCCGGCATGACCCACAAAGAGACCATTCCCGTTGACTACAAGCACGGTGTGGAAATCGGCGTCGGTGACAAGTTTGAAATCCGTCCCGATGGTCTGCACATCTTCGGGAATCTGGTTCGCACGGCTCCCGGTGACACCGTCGATCGTATTCGCAAGCTGAAGGCGAATAACGTCCCCTATGAAGCTTCGATCGACTTCCGGGGCTATGCCCAATACGAGGAAGTGCCGCGTGGAAACGTGGCCCAAGTGAACGGGCAACAGATCAGCGGCCCGGCTCTGATCGTTCGAAAATGGACACTCCGCGGCGTCGCGATCTGTACGCAGGGACGGGACAAGAACACGAATTCACAATTTTCCGAAGGCCGAGACCATCGGCCCCAAACCGTTGAAATCTTTTCCGAAGGGAAACCGATGACCAAAGCCACGATGACCGGCAAAGCGGGAAGCACTTCCGCCAACACCACACCGGCAACCACTGTCCCGCAGACGATGACTGAGAACAACAACCCGGGGGAAACCACTCCCGGCAACACCACGCCAGCCGTCTCGCAACAGATGACCGAACCGGTTGATCCCCTCAAACAGTTTGCCGAACAGCGGACCAAGTTCGTCGAACGGTTCGGAGCCGAGAAGGGAACCGAGTACCTGGCTGCCGGTCAGACTTACGAGGCAAGTCTGGAACTGCATGTCACTCACCTGCAGACCCAGTTGTCTGAGAAAGGCAAAGAGATCGAGCAGCTTTCGGAGCGTCTGAACAGTCTGCACACCGGTGAAGAGGTTCCGTCCCAGCTCTCCGAGACTCCGGACGAAGGGGATAAGTCCGGCGCCAAAGACCTCGATCCCCGCTTCGCTGCGAAAGGAGGAATCGGTCAGTTCGCCGCATCGATTCAGTTTGCCAAATAGTGAATAAGAGGAGTTAGGAATTAGGAGGTAGGAATTAGCAAATCTCCCCCCCCCGCCCCTCTTCCCTAACTCCTGATTCCTGCCTCCTACCCCCTCTCTTTCTCCACTCTTCCCCCTCCCGAGGTTCTCTCATGTCTCAATTCATCCGTGAAGGTTTCTCTGAACAATGGGTTCAGGACCGTCTGACTCTGCTTGATATCGCCATTCTCTCCGGTGGTGAAGGTCTGGCCTATCTGATTGATGAAACGACCAGACATTGCCCCGAATTCCAGATCTTTCCCGCCAAGACACTCAAGGGAACCAGCTATAAGCAACTGGTTCGCATTGAACTTCCGAAAGTCGGATTCCGACACGCCAACGAAGGGGCCGTTCGTGGCAAAGGGAAGCATGAAAACCGACGCTATGAGTGCCACATCTTTGACCCACGCTGGGAAGCCGACAAAGCCGTCGCCGACGCTCATGAAGACGGCCGCGAAGTGGTCATTGCCGATGCGGCCGAGGGTGTTATGCTGGCCAGCTTCCAGCACATGGGGGGCGTGTTCTATTACGGCACCATTCACGACCCGAAATCCTGTGCGGGCTTGCTGGAAATCTTCGACACGAAGATGGAAGTCGACGCGACGGGAACGACCGACGCGCAGAAGTCCTCCGTCTGGGGAATTCATGCGTCCCGCGATCAGGTGCAATGGTTGCTCGGAGCCGGTGGAAAATTCGGCATGTCTGCCGTCCGGGAGCAGGACGTACTCGACGCAGGTGGCAGCGCATACGTCGCCTATGTGCAGGGACTTCTCGCACACCTCGGAATCGGGATCCGTGACCTGCGTTCGGTCGGACGGATTAAAAACCTGACCAGCCAGACAGACAAGAAGCTGACGGAAGATCACTTCAAAGAACTATGGGCGAAGTTCCAGAACGGAGCGAAACCAACAGTGTGGCTGCTCAATTCCACGCAACACATGCACTACTGGAACTCCCTGAAAACGGAGCATGATCCGAATCCGCCAATGCCGACCAGTGCATTGAACATTCCGTTCGTGATCACCGATTCCATCGTCGACGGTCACGACGGAGAAAAACAGTAATCGTACACCCTTTCCGTTGTTTGCCGCGCCGGTCCACTTTGGATCGGCGCGGGCTTTCTCTCTCCTGATTTCAATTCCCTCCCTTCGGAGAACTCATCATGCCTCCCATCCTCAAGCGGCGTGACGCCGCTCTCAAGATTTCCCAGCCGCTTCCCGGCGCGGCATCGACAACGGTCAACTCCCTTCCGATTGACCTGCAGAAAACCGCCAACGGCAACATGCTCGCCCTATTCGAAGTGGAAGTTGCGGCCCCGGACGTCAACACCACAATGAACCCCGACACCCGGACTCAGACCTATAGTCTGATCACCGGCAACGCCCTCGACGCCAACGGCAAGATCGACAGTCCGACCGTTCTGATGGCCAGCGTGATCGTGCAAACCGGAGCGGACGGGGCCGGTGCCCCGGCATCCGTGTTCCGCTGCCGACTGCCGGAACATGTCGGGCGTTATGTGGCACTCCGGATCGTCTCCGGAGCGTCCACAACGAACGCCTCCGCCGTTTCCGCCACGCTCGATCTGCTGTTCTAGAAACGCGGTCAGAGGTCCGGAATTCCCTGCTGAATCTTGACCTCTGACCCCTGAATCCTTCCTGACCGGCCGGGGCATCCCTTCCTGTCTCATCCCCTCCGAGACGGCCCCGCCGGTTTTCTGATCCCTGTTCCATTCACTCCGATCTCTATGAAATGGTTCCGTCCACGTCTGAATAACTTGCCGCATCTGGTCGCCTTGCTGGACGCCCTGGAAGCGGCCGGAACCGCGTCGACACTGATGGCGGACCACGTCGGGGAAGAGAATCCGCACGCTCAATATGCTTTCTCATCGTCTCTTGAAGCTCTGGAACTGATCGTCTCCGGCAAGCTCGACGCCGGTTCGACAACGGCATCCATCAGCGACTCACTCAACCGCCGTTATGTGACGGATGCTCAGTTATCTGTGTTAGGTTTAACGTCCGGGGTGAATACTGGCGATCAGGATTTATCAGGGTATTCGGTCGTTGGTCATGGTCACACGATTTCTGACATCACCGATCTGACGAGTACGCTCGCTGCAAAAGCCGACCTGATCAACGGATTCGTGCCTTCGTCGCAGATGCCTGCGCGTGTCATGACGAATGTGTATACCGTCACATCTGAAGAGGACATGCTGGAACTGGAAGCCCAGGAGGGGGATGTTGCGATCCGCACTGACATTTCCACCAGCTTCATGCACAACGGCGGAACATCCGGCACCGCCGCTGATTGGTCTGAGCTGATCTCTCCGACTGACGCCGTGACGTCAGTGAACGGACTGATCGGCAATATCGTTCTGGGCTACAGTGACGTCGGAGCTGCAGCAGCTTCTCACAATCACTCAATCGCGGACGTGACCGGTCTGGCGTCTGCTCTTTCTGCCCTGGAGACACTGATTGACGAACTCGGCATTGCCGACATCGCCGGGCTGACTGATGCTCTCGCAGGTAAGGCTGCGGCAGTGCATTCTCATGTGATCAGCGACACGACGGGATTGCAGGGGGCTCTAGACGGCAAGGCAGGTTTGTCG